GCAACTTGTTCCCTTCGGTTGGGAGTGTCTCGTCGAATTTTGTCAGCGGCGGATCCATGTTGGGCAGCTGGGCCGGCCTTAGTTATTTTGACGAAGGCGGCTACACAGGCGCAGGTGCCAAGCACGAAGTCGCTGGTGTTGTCCACGCAGGCGAATATGTAATCAACGCCGAAAGTACGAGGCAGATCGGGCGCAGTTTTCTTGATCGTCTAAATGGTTACTCGTCAGGCGGCTACGTGGGCAAGCCGTTGCCGGAGCTGGGAAGTGGTGGCATGGCACCCGTGTTCGAGTTTGAGACACACGGTGTAGACATTGAGGTGTCTGAAGCCCGTGATCGGCGCTACCGCTTCATTGCCCGGCAGGAGATCGAGGACAGCGTTCCAGGGCTGATGGCGCGTGAGCAATCGCGCCCTGGTAGTCCGTTCTCTCGTCAGCAAGCAAACAGCACGAATGTTCAGCGCCGAAGGTAGCTATGGCAGATATTGAAAAGATTCCGTTCTGCCCGAGGCAGGCCGGGTTCGACGCGAGCTTTGGTGATGGCTCTTCTAGCATCTCTCTTGAAGGCGGGTCCGACCGCTATCAGCCTGGCCCAGACAACCAGTCGGATAGGGTCAACTCTGTCTGGGTGCTCCGCGGTCAAAACTACTCGGCATTTATGGGCTTCTGGCGAAAGATGCGTCGTCGTGGTGGCGGACCCTTCTTGATCGACTTGTCTTTGCAGTCGCATGAAATGGTTGAGTACATGGCCTACTTCGTGCCCAAGTCGCTCAAACTGATTTCCCGGCAAGGGGTGGTATTCACGGTATCCGCACAGATGGAGGTGTTGGCTCAAGCGGAGTTTGATGATGAGAGCTTGGACTATTGGGCATCCCTGGTAACGCTTCTTGTGATCTACGGCAGCATCCCCGCGGCCAATGAAATACTAAGTCTGCTGCAAAAGCTCGTAAACGAGGATTTGCCTCATGCCTGACGCATCTAGCGAATATACCGACTTTTATCTCCGCAACAGCGAAGGCGCATGGCCGCTCCATACGCTTCAAGTCAACCAGGTTAGTTTTTCGAAGGAGTACCGCTTCCAGCCATATTACCGAGAGGGGTTGTGGTTGCGTGACGAAAGCGGACAGCAACAGTATTACCAATGGATGCCACTCAAGCTCGACTCGCTCAGCGATCGCGCCAATTTGGATTTTGGGTTGTCAGTGACCTTGGGGGACCTTGGGGAGTTCTTGCCCGATGAAATCCAGCGCGCACGTGATGCGGGGACGCTGGTCACCGATCCTGCTGTTGTTCGATATCGAATCTATCGCTCCAACAATCTCGAAGCACCGATGTATGGCCCGATCACGCTGCAGGCCAAGACCATCGCCCGCACTGTTCAGGGCGCTCAGTTTGACGCGAAGGCGCCGCAGATCAACGCGACAAAGACCGGCATGATTTACCGCACGGATTTGTTCCCGACCTTGTTGGGTTTCCTGTAATGCCGAGTATCGATTGCCTGCTCGATCGCGAATACGACGAGGAAGCCTACAACTGCCGCCACTTCGCTGGTGAGGCCTGGGAATTGCTGACTGGCGATAGCCGCTTGCGCGAGGTCAATGAGAGGAACATGAGGCCGGGCGCTACGGCAGCGCTGTTTCGTGGGCTCAAGCGCGTTGTCGGCCCGACAGAAGCTCCATCGATCGTGTTGATGGACAACCTGAAAGGGGAGCCGCATGTTGGCATCTGCTACCGGCGCCGGCTTCTACATTTGAATTGTGAGGGGCCGCAGTTTGTGTTGTTTGATGCGGCGCTGCCGCTTTATCGAAACCTGAGGTTCTGGGCATGAGTGTCACGGTGTACTTGTTTCGCGCGCCAGATATGGAACGAGAGACGCATGTTGTAGCAGACTTGCCCGCGTTTCTGCGAGCCACGTTTCCGCGCGGCTTCCCGGTGGGTGGACGGATTACGGATATGGCAACGGGGGCAGTGGTGACTCCGAAATCGGAAGCCGACGAGCCGGCGCTCCGGCAATATCCTGGTCCTTTTGTGATCGAGGTGTTTGCCGGCGGGCCAGAGACATACATCGGTATTGCGCTAGCTGTCGTGTCTGCGATGATCCAAACGGCACTGGCGCCGGATGTGCCCAACGCTACGGCGCGAAACGTGCGCCAGGAGTCTCCCAACAATGGCCTGTCAGAGCGCACTAACCGAGCGCGCGTAAACGGCCGAGTGCCGGATATTCTCGGAACCGTACGCAGCACCTGTGACATGCTGGCGCCACCGTACAAGGTTTTCGAGGACCATGTAGAGAAGGAAATCGCCTACATGTGCGTAGGCCGTGGGGCGTACACGATCCCAGCAGCTGAGATCCGTGACGACACAACGCCATGCCAGGAAATTGCTGGCACGTCGATAGAGATCTACGGGCCGTTTACGTCACCAAACAGTGGCGACGCGCCGCAGTTGCGCATCGGAAACGCCATCGGCCTTCCGGTGCTGGCCGCCAAGCGTATCAACAGCATCAACGGACAGGTGCTGCAGCCGCCCGACGCCGGGCGCGTGGTGCGGCGTCCCGCTCGGTTTGAGTCGCCGAATGTGATCATTTCTCAAGATACCGAGGTCGATTACACCGAGTACTTCATTCCTGGCGATGTGATTCAGGTCAGCGAATCAGCACAAACCGACGGAACGTACTCATACGCTACAGGCGATGGTGGTGCGATGTTCGAGACTGACACGCCGAGCACGGCTCCTGAACGTGGGGTGATCACATTTGCCGGGAATTTTTCTGGCTTCTGGCAAGCTGGTCATATTATGACCATCACCAACGGCACGGTCTCTTGGCAATATTACGACGGCGGTGACGGGCCGATTTTGCAGGGGTCCGGCAATCTAAACGGAATATATCCAGTGCTGTCGTCTTCCTACGATGTGACGCTCGACAGCACGACGGTTACGCTTGATATCAGCCTCAATAACAGCGCGTGGGGTAACTTTAATAGGCAGGTTCGCCAGTCGGATGTGACCGGTGCTCCTATTATTTCTCGGCCGTCCGACACGATACAGTTCGATCTCTCTGGGGCCTACACAATCAATACAGTGGTGGGTGATCGGATCACACTGGACAATCCTGCGGCGGTGAATCCGGGCTGGACCACGATGGCCGACGACTACGGCGGCCAATCGGTGACGATGTTCCCGGTGATTGCTACGACCGCGGAGCGCTGGGTCGGGTGGGTAACCGTTCAGTCAGAGCGCCCGATTCGGAGATTGATCGCGAACATGGTCGCCTTGAATGGACTGTATTCGGACAATGGCCAGCAGCAGTATCGGCGCAATGTGGATTATCGCCTCGAGGCTCAGCGCGTGGACGAGAACGGCAATCCGTTCGGGGCCGTGCATGCGTTTCAGCGGCAGGTGATTGGCTCGGCGACGAGTCGTACAACGCGCGCGAGCACGCTCGATGTTGAGTTGGTGAACACTCCGCACAATCGTTGGCGCGTGCGTGCGCGCAGGTTGTCGGCGACTGACACCGAGTTCGAAGGTCAGACGGTCGACGAGGTGAAGTGGCGTGATCTATACGCCTGCGGATATGTTGAGCAAGCTCATTTCGGCGACGTCACAACCGTGCAGGCCGTGACGTTGGCCACTGATGGTGCGCTGGCCGTGAAAGAGCGCAAGCTCAACATGCTGGTGACGCGCAATCTGCCACGCCGCATATCTGGTTCGACATTCACCACAGAGCTGTACCCGACCAATAGTGTGGCGGATATTTTGTCGGCCATTTGCCTGGACCCGCTGATCGGCAATCGCAAACCCGATGAAATCGACTTCGATAACATCTATCAAACCGAACAGGAGATCAAAGATTACTTTGGCATCGACGTAGCCCAATTCAACTACACGATCGATAAAGACAATCTGTCCTTCGAGGAAATCCTGACGATGATTGCGGGCGCCGTGTATTGCCGAGCGTACCGGCGTGGCAGCGTCATTCGCCTGTTCTTTGAGCGGGAGACTGACGACAGCACGTTGCTGTTCAATCACCGGAACAAACTCCCTGGGAGTGAGCAACGCACCGAGGGCAGCGATCGGGAGCATGACGGCATTGAGTACCAGTGGATCGATCCGGCCAATGACGCGCCGACGACGATTTACATTCCCGCCGATCGATCGGCGGTGAACCCGAGGCGAATCGAGTCGGTGGGCGAGCGGATTTATGAGCAGGCCTACATCCACGCCTGGCGCGAGTACGGCAAGCTGATGTACCAGGATTGTTCCACGCAGTTTGATGGACTGCCAGAAGCAAACTTGCTCATCCCGTCAGAGCGATTCCTCTGTGCTGACAACGCGCGAGGCCTGAGCCAGGACGGTGAATTCATCGAGGTAGATGAAGACAATCCGAGGCTGGTCAGGTTGTCACAGCCGATGCAATGGGAAGTTGGTCAGTCGTATCTGATCTTCATTCAGAACAACGACGGCCAGGTGGAGCGGATGAGTGTGTCGCCAGGCGGTAGCTCCCGGCTAGCGTTGCTGGAGCGCCCGCCGCGCACGCCCATTCAAACCAGGGGCACGGATGCCTATTTCCCGACGACATATCTGATCGGTGTAGGGACGACGCCACGACAGCCGCGAGCGTTCATTCTCGTCGAAAAAGATCGAGCCAATAGCGACGGCACGGTGCCAATTCGTGCCATCAATTACGACTACCGCTATTACGAGCGAGACCTGGATTTCCATCCATAAGCGCTAACCCGTTTCAACCATATGCCCCGCCTTTGTGTGGGGCTTTTTTTTATGTGCGAGGCCTTGATGGCGATTCCAACTTATCCGACGCCTGAGCAGCTGCGCAATGCGTCCAAGGATGCCAACACACTAGACAAGTTTGGCAACGATGCGGCGGGCGTGCCCAACATCAACCGCGTCGGCAATGACGTTGAGAACATGATGACGCTGCGCCAGCGGATGCTGGATGCGGCGGCGGATGTCGCCAACCGACAAGTGTACCTGACTGAGGCCGAAATGCAGGCCGACACGACGCAGCCAGTCAACACTCCCGCGCGCGTGGAGACAGGTCCCGGCGCCGGCGACTACGTCATGACCGCTACAGGGTGGGAGTGGTCGGATGTGCAGCCTGTGTCGTCTGGCGATCTGGACCAGACCAATGCCCAAGTGGAACAGGTGCAAGGAACGCTCGACAGCACGCTAACGGATCTGGGTGGGATGGCACTTGCGACGTATGAAGGCAGCCCACCGGACTATCCGATCATTACGGGTCGGAATGGGCAGGGCGATGCTGTCACGCTACTTGGCTGGGATGGGGCGATCAATAAACTGCGCGGCGAGTTGCATGTGCCAGTTGTCGCGGGTGACCCTGCCGTGACGCGGATGCAGCATGAGTCGTATTCGGGGGAGTTGAGCGCCGTAGAGTACATAGGCGCAGGCCCGGTAATTCCGCTGTACATGTCCATAAATCGGGCAGTGCTGCTGGGCTGGGATATCGAAGCCTTGCAATTTGTTGGGGCACTGAGTGGCGGATCGGCCCCGTCAGCCAAGGCATGGAAGGTCGTTCAAAGTGATGGCATGCTGCAGTTGTATCGCAAGGGAAGCGGTCAGCGCTGGACGGAGCATATTTTTCGACATGCCAGCAACTTAGACCCTGAAGCCGACCCCGATACCCGCTACGACGTATGGCAGGCCTATCACGTTTGGGAAGGAGTGATGCTCGGAGGTGTGTTTACCCGCACCCGTCGCATCGTTCGCTCCGGTGAATGGGAGTGCGCGATCAAAGAGGTATTGCCAGAGACAGGGCAGCCGGCGCCAGACTTCATGGGCGGGGCAATACATGGCCAGGAATTTCTCGACTGGGTCTATTTCATGGTCGATGGTGTACAGCGCCCTGTCGATGAATTTGGCACCTATGAGTGTGACGAATTTCGCATCGTTCATCAGTCAAAGCTATACAAATACGGTGGCGAGCCCGGGACCGAGCCGCGTGTTGAAGTTCAACGGTTGCAGAAGAACACTCAGTGGACCGTGCAGCCAGACGGGTATCGGCGACTCGATCAGAAATTCCTCGTCACCACGCC